CAAAACAACTGGCAACAGATTGTTCTTTCGGCAATTCAAAACAATCCCATCACTGGGGAAGAGGAATCGTATTGGCCAGACATGTGGTCATTAGATTACCTGAAGGAGAAAAAACGGCAAGCACCAATTGCTTTCTCGTTCCAGTACATGAATCAAGTCATCCGGCAGAACGAACTTTCGTTGGCTCCGGAGTTGATTGTGAAAGCGGAAATTGCAACGGAGTTTGACGCCCTTGGAGTTGGGGTTGACCTCTCCGCTGGCACTAAAGAGAAAAACGATTACACAGTTATGATTCTTGGTGGTCGCATTGGCGACCGCATTCATATCATTGATTACCGACGTATTCGCGTCATGGGTAACCTTGAAAAACTTGATGCCCTCAAGGAGTTGTTGAATGATTGGTCGGTGATTGCCAAAGACGAACAAAGCGGTTTGTATTACCCCAGCTATTCAACGTGCGACATTTGGAGTGAGGCCGTACAGTACCAGGCATCCCTGGAGGCAGACTTCAAACGTGTTTGCTTGAACAATGAAGGTCTCTACAATTTGATTTGGCATCCCGTCAAAGGTTTCAGGGCGGATAAATTGGCCCGTTTCCGTGGCATTATGGGAATGTTTGAGGACCGCAAGATTATCTTCAATCGTTTTCGTAACTTCACCAATATGTTTGAAGAGCTTACCAACTTTGGCGTAAGTAGTCACGACGATTGTGTTGACGCTCTTGTCTGGCTCGTTACCGGATTAGCAAGGAAGGGACAGTTACACCTCGATTACTGACTCTTAGAATATTAAAAAACCTTGGATTCGTGGGACCAGAATATTTAGCTATTGCTCTTACGGCAGTGATCTCAGCTGCGACAGGTGGCTCCTGGGCAATGAGTAAGCTTATGAGCCGCCTGGGCGAAAGACTTAATTCACAAAACCGAAGAGTGGATCTCTTGGAAGACCAAGTCAACCGCATGCCACTGGACTACGTATTGAAGGTGGACTTCTTAAGGGAAATTCAAGAAATGCACAACAATTTTCGCGAGATCAATAATAAGCTTGATAAACTGATGGAAAAGCTTTTGAGCAAATGAGCTACATTCTTGAAGTACAAGAGGACGAAAACGGAGATCAATACATTATTTTGCCCGACGAAGTGATCGAAGAGTTGGGTTGGCAAGAAGGCGATGTTTTAAATTGGGATGTACGCGGCGAAGGTATCGTAATTTCCAAGGTAAATGACGCTTCTGGTTACGAAGTTTTAGAGGACTAGAATAAGGGAAAACCAGATAGTCACATGAATCTTAGTGGAGAATTTAACGTTGCTGGACCTATCGGCAATCGAGGCGGTTTACTTGCTGGTAGGCCAAACCCAATGATTGATCCGCGTTTTAAAATCAAAGGCGGAGAACCATGGAACAAAACACCACTTCTTCCGGGAAAAGAAACAAAAGAATTTAACGAACGCCCAATCCCATACCCAATGCAATTTCAGTTGCCTGGTGCTATGTTTCCAGCCGGTAACGTAGGTGGATTACTTGCACAGGCTGCTCCTGATATGCAATCTATGGGTGGTTTTCCTGGTGGGCCGATGGGGGATGCAGGTGGATTCCAGGGGCCTTCTGGATTTGGGCAAGGGCCTTCTTTGGAAGAAATGCGGCAACAGCAAGAAAGAATGAGGCAAGAAGCTGTTTTAAACCAAAGGAATCAGGAACGCCAAGCAATGGTTAATGCGCCAATTAATTATGAACGTCCTCAACCTTTTACGCTTGATGTAGACGCAGCAGGAAATTCTTTAGAAAAAGTGGGCGGGTCTGCGGTAATTCAATTAGACCCAAATCAAAGGCTTCGTTTCGGAGGATCTTACATGCCTGGATACCAAGAGCAAAATGTTGCCATTCCCAGCGCAGCCAAGCTTGAAGCCGGGTACAATACTCCTAGTTTTGGAATAAACGTTAATTGGCGTCCACAACGACAAGGTGGAGCCGTTGGTGGATTTGGTGGCCAAATGGATTACAGAACTCGCTTTTGAAGACTACCAATGAAAAAGAAAAAGCTCGTAAAGCAAGCACTTAAAAACCCACAGTTATTTTCGTCTGCTGAGTTAGCGTACTTTGATCGCTGGTTGTGGTTGCGAAAACAGCGCAAAAAAGCTGCTAAGATTGAGTTACGTAAAAAGGAAAATAGTTAATGGCTGTCGACGCTAAGTCTAGACTCAAGGAAATTATTGACTCGTATCTTGAAAAAGACGGCGGGTCAATGATTGACACTGGCGTCGTAGCTTCACACCTAGCGCAGATGAAATTATTCGGCATCCGCCAGGGTGTCGAGTTTTTTCCTGTGCAAGATAACTTTGGTAATCAGCGCAAAGACTTTATTGATCGTGTAATCAAATACAACTCTCTCGACATCCGCTTCGATTCAATCTGGGATTATTCACTTTGTGATGGACAAGGTCTTTTTTACATCCGTCCAACTCAGAACAACTATCGTCTTTACTACTTTCGTAAGCACGAATATCGTAGCTATTACAACATTGATGGCGAGCTTGATGAAGTTGTAATCATCTACAGCTACAAAGTCAAGAACGGGTTTGGTTACCAGCAAGACATTGATTCCGCAAGTTTAAATGGTCCGGCCACCATGGGACAGGGCGGTGCAAAGCGTTACATCCGCCTTTCAATCAAACGCAAAACGATTGAAGAAACTCACTCGGAAGGTGAGCTGTCGTTTGATAGCAACTACCAAGCAAATTTTGGCAGAACAAAAACGTTCACAAATACGCTGGGCTTTATTCCTTGCGTAGAAATTTTCCATAACGTCAAGGGTTTCTCCACTGAAGGTGTCGGTGAATTTGAAGCGTTAGCCAATCACATCTGCACGCATGATGAAATGGTTCGCACCATGCGCAAGAACGTACAGTTCTTTGGTAACCCCACGCTTCTTTCCTCCAGGCCCAAGACTGACTTGATGGAGGCCGGTGGCGAGAACGTTGTTCAGCGTCCTTCTATCGCAGCCAACTCTGGGTTTAGTGGCCCCAGTGGACTGAGTCAATCCCGATTCAAGGCTGATCCAATCCACCGTGGTGTTGACGGACAGATCCGAGTTCCACGCGTCATTGCAAACCTGGAACCAAACGACCGTGTTGGTTACATTGTTCCTGATGCCATCACTGGCGACCAGAATTCTTTCGCACGTCAGTACCGAGAAGAGATTCGCACTGCCCTGGGTGGCGTTGACGAACTGTCAATTTCTGCAGGCGTGACTGCAACTGAGTACAAGTCATTGTTTGGTCGTGTTTCTGCCACGTCCAAGAAAAAGGCAATTGCCATTTACACTTACGGTATCTGCCGTTGTTTTGAACTTATCATCTACCAGGAAGAACGTCTGTTCAGGGAAACGCTTGCCGCTGCTGCAGGATTAGAAAAACCCCTGGATCTCCCAGAGGAATCTAGTGCGGAAGACTTGGCAGCGTACAACGATGCCATGAGTGCATTTGATGATCAGGTCAAGCAGTTGATGATGGCTTGCCTTCAAACGCAGCAGATCCCGCCCGGTGTTTCTGGTTTAATTCCAGATGGCGATGTGACCATGCAGTGGCGTTGGCTTGGCCCTGTTTATGAGGATTCCACTCAAGACATCCTGAACAACTCCATCGTGGTACGCAACTTACAGGAGTTAGGTGTTGATAGCATTGAGGCACTGAAATACCTCTTCCCGTCCAAGACGGATGAGGAACGGGCCGAGATGTTATCTGGGTTTCCGTTCAGAATGGTGAATGAATTGCAGGGTGCATACTCTCAATTTGCTCGCCTTGTGGGGGGAATGATGCAAACTCCCCATCCGCAATCACCGGACTTACCGATGGCTGCGGACCCGCGATTAGATTTAACACCCTATCTATATCGCACTCTAGAAGCTTTACAAAAGGAGATGAGTTATGCAGGACGCTACCGTCCAATCGATCCCACAGACGAGCCAAGCACCAGTGGCCGTCGCTCCGAGCAGCTACGTGGTGGCAGCACCGCAAGCAGCTCCGGCCAGCTACCAGGCTCCGGCTCCGGTGGCGTATCAGGTGGGTACCAGCTACCCCCAAGCGGTACCTCAGGCAGCCCCCAGCTACCAATCCAGCCCTACTCAGTACGCCCCCCAATCCCAACCGGCGGCGGACTCGGCGGGGAATCCCTGGGAATCGGCGTTCAACAAGGTGGTGAATCTGCTGAGCGCACCAGTCCAATCCCCGTTCCAGGGTCAACCATCGCCGCCGACGACGGCGTATACCCCGGCCAATTACGGACAGTACAGCAGCCAAGCTACGCAACAATCGGCTCCGCAGACTTGGTCTCCCAACCAGGCATACTCGCCCAGCTATTCCCCAACCTCCTCCAATCAATCCTTGCAGGAGGCGGCAATTCAAATGGCGGACCTCCTGGGAATGAGCCAGGACAGTCGGTACGTGATGGACGCGTTCGGGATCGAAGCTCCGGCAGTGCTGAACAACTACGCTCTAAACCTGGAGCAAATGCTGGACAGCGCCGTCGCGTGGGGAAACCGCGCCGCTGATACCATCAAGGGTTACGCT